GTGTGGCCGCAAGCCCTCGGATGCGCATCACATTAGATTTGTGCAGCCGCGCGCGCTCGGCCGAAAAGCTAGCGATGAATATGCCGTCCCGCTCTGCCGTTCGCATCACCGCGCAGTGCATCGCGCCGGAGACGAAAAAGCCTGGTGGAAGCAAGCCGACATCGATCCAATCAAGGTCGCCCGTAAGCTTTGGAAACGCACCCGCATGGATGAGGGACGAATTGAGCCCGAGCCCACAGCCCTGCAGATCGACCCGCGAAAACGGACGCTCAGGCCGTGAAGAGCTAAGCGCCGGCCTAGAAGCGACCGCCCGATATGCTCATCGACATCGCGCCGTGTGATGACCTCTTTCACGCCGCAGCCGGCACCGCATTTGCCGATATCACGCTCGACGGTCGCCGGGAAACCTGGCCGATCCGCAGTAAGCGGTTTCGGGGCTGGCTGCGGCGCTGCTATTACCAGGCGACCGGGGGCGCCGCGAGCGCGGCGGAGATTCGCTCAGCGCTTGATCTACTCGAGGCGCGGGCTCAATTCGACGGTCCCGAGCGCGCCGTCCATGTCCGCCTCGCGGAGCATGCCGGCCACATCTATCTCGATCTCGCCGATGACGGCTGGCGCGCCGTCGAGATCGGACCCGACGGATGGCGCGTCATCGGCTCGCCTCCGGTGCGCTTTCGCCGAGCCGCTGGCATGTTGCCGCTGCCAACACCGCAAGCAGGCGGCTCCATCGAGGAGCTCGCATCGTTTCTCAATCTGCCTAGCCGAAACGACTTTGTCCTGGTGGTGGCTTGGCTCTTCGCAACACTGCGGGCCGGCGGCCCTTACCCCGTACTCGCGATAGCGGGCGAGCAGGGGTCCGCCAAGACGGTTCTTTCGAAACTGCTCAAGGACTTGGTCGATCCCAACGTGGCACCGGTGCGGGCGCTCGCGCGCGAGGAACGCGACCTCGTGATTGCAGCGAACAATTCGCATGTGCTTGCCTTCGACAATCTGTCGAGTTTGCCCCATGCGCTGTCCGATGCGTTTTGCCGGCTCGCCACCGGCGCGAGCTTTGGGCTGCGCCAGCTCTACACCGACGCAGACGAGGTGCTGTTTCAAGCCGCGCGGCCGATTCTTTTCAATGGCATCGAGGACATCATTGGTCGGTCCGACCTCGCCGATCGCGCCCTTTTCCTGATCTTGCCACCCATCGCCGGCCATCGCCGATGCTCCGAGAAGCAACTTTGGCGTGACTTTGAGGTCGCGCGCCCGCGCCTTTTGGGGTCGCTGCTCGACGCCGCCGCGCATGGGCTGAGTAAGCTGCCGGACGCTCACCTCGTACAGCTACCCCGGATGGCAGACTTCGCCCTGTGGGCCACAGCATGCGAAACGGCATTCTGGCCCACTGGCACGTTCGCACGGGCCTATCAGGCAAACCGAAGGGCCGCGATCGAGGACTTGATCGACGTTGATCCACTAGCCGCTGGGATACGGCAAATTATGGCGAACCGCAGCACGTGGACGGGAAATGCTTCGGACCTCCTGCGTGCCGGCGCCGATCTGTCGGATCCCGGCCTCCCGAGCGGGGCCCCAGCTTGGCCGAAGAACCCCAGGGCACTTGCCGGCCGATTGCGTCGTGCACAGCCGTTCCTTCGGGCTCTGGGCATCCAGATTGTCTTCAGCCGTGAAGGCCGAGCTGGAACCAGGGTGATCAGAATTTACACGAGGGCCGAAGACACCGCCGCGACCGTCAGCACCGTCCGCAACAATAATCACGATGCTGGATTAATCCAATCGCCGCCGGGAAGAGTAGGTGATCAACCTGCGGTCGCGCCCTCAGACGATGCTGACGGTGCTGACGCAAACGCCGCTGTTCATTTCACGTGACCCTGCGCGTCCAGACGACTACATCATTCCTTCCGGAGGCTCAACTTTCCTACAACGTCTTCCAACTCCAGTTTCGTGTATCCTCATACGACGGGACATAACCATCGGATCGGGCGACTGTTGGCGGCTTCAGGTTCTCTCCGGCGTGGATTTTGTCGAGCAACTGCCCGACAAGGCCGAAGGCGTCTACCTGGTCGTCGTGCTTGCCGGCCGGGAAACTCAACAGCTCGGCCCGCAAGTCTGCAAACCACGGTGCGCCTTGGCGCACATAGAGGCCAAGCGTCGCCATGCGACCGCGCATGGATTGCGCGCGCACGGCCTTGTCGCCCCGACTTGGGAACTGCTCGCGGCATGTGTAGGCGCGGCGCTCGATGGCGCGCCGCTTAAGGTATGGGCCCACGCCCGAAATGATCTGCCCGTACTCCTCAGCCCAGAACGCCGGTTTCCACTTGCACACCAGGTCACACCAAGCCTCAATCCAGACGTCGGAGGATGTCTGGCCCCGCCACAGATCGAGCAGATACATGCGGTTTTCTGGGTCGACGCCGACCACCACATGCACCGTATAGTCGCCTCCCTGCGAAGTGACGGCGTAGTCTGATCCCCCATAGACATTAAGCGTTTCGCGCGGCGGCTCGCACGTGTAGGGACGAAACCACTCCTCCTTGAAATAATCGCCGGTTTCCGGCGCCGGCCGCTGCTGGTAGAGCGCCGACCAGTTGCGCGGCAGCTGCGTCGCCTTCTCGTGGCGCAGGAAGTCTCCATAGCCATACGCATCGTCCCACAGCCATTGGCCTGGCTCACGGCCGAGGAGATCGCCGGCTTCGGCCTCGGCCGGCAGCGAGACGATGTCCCAGCGCTCCCCGCCGCGCTCCATTTCCGCGATGATGCGGCCGGCAAGGTCGTCCTCGTGCCAGCGGGTCTGGATCAGAATCAACCACCCGCCGGGCGCCAAGCGCGTCAGAAGGTCTGATTTGTACCAGTCCCAGATTTTGTCGCGCACGTGTGGGGAGTCGGCGTCCTCGCGCGAGCGGATGGGGTCATCGACCAAGGCCCCGTGCGCGCGAAAACCGATAATGGCGGTGCCGACGCCGGCGGCATAGTACTCCCCGCCGCTCGCAAGTTCCCAGCGGCCGGCGGCATGGCTGTCGTCCGCAAGCCGCAGGCCAAGCGTGGCACTGTGCCTCGCGATCAGGTTGCGAACTCTGCGGCCCCATCTCTCGGCCAGCTCAGTCGTGTGCGAAGCCGCAAGGATTGCGTGGTTCGGGGAAGTCGCCATCACATAGGGTGGAAACAAAATCGATCCATAGGTCGACTTTGCCGAGCCCGGCGGCATGAACACTGCGAGCCGCTTGATCTCGCCGCGCGCCACCCGCTCCAGGCGATCGATCAACAGCCTGTGGTGCGGCGCCGGCTCATATCCGCAATGCCGGCACCACTCGATGAGGCTTCTTCGGACGCGGCGGCGCTTTAGCAATATTTCCGCCACGAGGGCCGGCGAGACGTCCATTGCGCCGAATTCGGGTGCGGCCATTGATCGGTCGTATGCGAAACTAGGATTTGTCATTTCGTGCCGCTCTGAGAATGTTCATCAACTCTTTGTCACTCATTTCATTCGCGTCCCTGTGGAGTTTCTTGTTGGCTGTTTGTCCGGTCGTGCTTCGGGCGTCCTCGATGTTCTGCACGAGTTTGAGGAGGGCGCGTTGGGCAGTGACGTTGCCCTTCGCAGCGCATGCGATCTGGCTGCGGATGACGGCCTGCAGGGCCGGCATTTTGGTGACCGTGTCGCCCTCGCGGACGGTCAGCAAACGATAGACTTCCTGCCGGATGAGCGCCTCGACACGCTCAGCTTCGTTATGCCGTCGTTTTCCAGTAGGATTGCCGGATTGTCCTTTGCGGAAACGGCTGTGGACAGGCGGTCTGCCGTACCCGACAGGGTTGCTGTCCTGCGCTAGTGCCTTCTTTTTCTTTGTGCTCATCGCTCGGCCTCCTCAGCCGCCGCCAGCGGCGCCGCTCGCTCCTGCGCAATTTCCTCAAAGCTCATCCCGTTCGCGGCCCGCGTCGCCTGTTTGCCGGTGACACGCTCATACCGACGCAGGATGGTGTCGCAGTAGGCGGGGTCGAACTCGATCAGCCGCGCCAGGCGGCCGGTTTTTTCGGCCGCAATCAGGGTCGTGCCGCACCCGCCAAACGGATCAAGCACGATCTCGCCGCTCTTGGAGCAGTCCTTGATCGCCGCGGCGACCAATGCCACTGGCTTCACGGTCGGATGCATCGCCAAGTCTTCGCTGCGCCCGACTCGCAGCGTGTTGACCTCGGCATAGTCCCAAACGTTGGTGCGGTGGTGCCCGCTATCCCCGAGCCCCAAGGTATCGGTGTGGGCAGCAGCGCCGGACTTGAACACGAACACGAGCTCGTGCTTGCCACGGTAGAATGTCCCCGTCCCGCCGTTGGTCTTCCCGCCGTTGGTCTTCCCGCGGTTGGTCTTATTCCAGACGCATAGGTCCTTGAGCTCGGAAAAGACCGCTTGGCCTGCCTTGAGCAGCTCCCCCATATGGCGCCAATCCATGCAGACGAACGCA